GTAGAACGTATCCTTGCTAGGAGAAACGCACGTGAAGCACTTAAAAAAACTGATTAATCATTGTAAGACCTTTTATTGGTGGATAGTTAATAAATTTAATCCAAGGTTTACAGTTACCGTATCGTTCGATAATCAATTTGGTAACGCAGATGATCAGACATACACGCACGTAAGAAAGATCATTAAATCAAATTTTAAAGAACTCAAGTTTAGAACAGATGATAAAAGGGTTGTACATATTAAAGGTATGAATGGTTTAAGATATAAGATAGAGGACGAATAATGCAACAATTTTTTATAGCGATTATATTAGTACTTGGTCTCAGTACCTGGTGGTTATATGGTCAAAACCAAACATTTAAAGCAAACCAAATTAAACTCGAAGCTGCTGTAGAAGAACAGAAACAAGCTATGGAGATAATGAAAGAACAATATGAGAAACAAGGTAAAGCTTTAATGAATATGAGTAGACAGAATGCTCAAATTGAACAAGAAAAAGCACAATACTTGGCTATATTTTCTCGGCATAATTTAGATCTACTTGCACTAAAGAAGCCTGGACTTATGGAAACAAGATTTAATAAAGCAAGTGAAGCCGTGATGGAGGGATTGGAAGATGACACTGAAAAGCTCAGCAATCTTAATCAGTAGTATATTTTTATTTACGGGTTGTAGTACCTTAGGTCTACTAGGGACTAAAAGAATTGAAACAGTATCGAAGCCTGTTCAAATAGATATTATGCAACCTGATCTACCAAGACCTGTAGAACTGACAGCACCTAAATGGTATGTTGTATCAGAAGCAAAAATAGTAAATCCTTGTAAAAAGGTAGTACAAGAAGATGGTACAGAAAAAAGACCAAAAGCATGTGATAAGTCAGAAACAGAAAATCCAGACTGGCCAGAAGGTTATACTTATTTAGATCGATTTTTAGATGAAATGAAAAAACAAAACAACGGAGATGTTGTCTTTGTTGCCACATCAGTTGGCGATTACAAAGTAATGGCTGAAGACATGCAAGAACTCAAACGATACCTAAAACAATTAGGCGAAGTGGTTGTATATTATAGAAATGTAACCATGCCTAATGGCGATAAAGGTGCCGGCGTAGCAATACAAAAGAATGATTAGTATTCTTGTTGCCGTTTTTCGTGCAATTATAATTAAATTGCTTACGACATCAGTATTTAGTTTCTTACATCCATCACTCCTTAAATTGGATAAGTGGTGTGAAGATAAGCTTGGTATTGATATTGTCAAACAAGACAAAAAATTCCATGAAAAATATCCTCTCGTTTCTCAACGCCTAGAAGAAATAGAACGAAGACTTAAAATAAAGCAAAAATAAACCTTTACATTTGTTTACTTTTGTGGTATAATATATATTATAATGAATGGAACAAACACAATAAATGTCACTAAGCGAGATGGAACAATACAACCATTTGATTTAGAGAAAGTACACAAAGTTTTAGAATGGGCTGTTGAAGATATATCAGGCGTATCAATGTCTGAAATAGAACTCAAAGCTAATATACAACTCTATGATAAGATTCCAGCTTATGATATTCATGAGCTCTTAATCAAATCAACTGCAGAATTAATTTCAGAACACACACCAAACTATCAATTCGTAGCAGCTCGTCTTATATCATATAAGATGAGAAAAGAAGCATATGGAGACTATCAAGTTCCATCCCTTTGGGTTATTATTAATAGAAATATTCAATTAGGTGTTTATGATGACGATATTATTAACATCTATACAGATGAAGAAATTAGCGAATTAGACGAATATATTAAACACGAAAGGGATGATACCTTTACATATGCAGGTATGGAACAATTTCGTGGTAAGTATTTAGTTCAAGATAGAAGAACAAAAGAAATTTACGAAACACCACAAATACTCTATATGATGATTGCTATGACTTTGTTTGGCAAATATAAAGAAAATAGATTAAAATATGTTAAGGATTATTATGATGCAATATCTCAATTCTATATATCACTTCCTACACCAATCATGGCAGGCGTTAGAACACCGACTCGACAATTCAGTTCTTGCGTCCTTATTGAATCAGGAGATTCCCTTGACTCTATTAATGCTACTGCTACTTCTATTGTCCGATATATAAGCAAAAAGGCTGGTATAGGAATAGGTGCAGGATCAATCAGAGCGAATGGTGCCAAAGTAGGCGATGGTTCGGTTGTACATACAGGATTGATACCATTCCTAAAGTATTTTCAATCAGCTGTGAAGTCGTGCTCACAAGGAGGTGTTCGTGGAGGAGCGGCCACAGTTTACTTACCTATTTGGCACTATGAGTTTGAAGATCTTATTGTACTTAAAAACAATAAAGGTACTGATGAAAGTCGTGTAAGACATATGGACTATGCATTTCAGTTTAATAAACTTATGTATGAAAGATTATTATCAGGTGGTAATATAACCTTCTTTGATCCAAATGATGTACCAGGACTTTATGAAGCATTCTTTGCAGATCAAGATGAATTTGAAAATCTTTACGAAAAATACGAAAGAAAGACATCAATACGTAAAAAATCATTACCAGCACTTGAAGTCTTTCAACAATTTTTAACTGAAAGAAAAGATACAGGTAGAATATATCTTATGAACGTAGACCATGCAAATGATCATGGTGCGTTTAAACCTGAAGTTGCTCCTATACGTATGAGTAATCTTTGTTGTGAGATTGATTTACCTACAAAGCCTTTAACTAATTATAATGACACAGAAGGTGAAATTTCATTATGTACATTATCGGCAATTAACTGGGGATTAATAAATGAAACTACCGAATTTGAAAAATATTGCGATTTGTCTGTGCGTGCTCTTGATGAGCTACTTGACTATCAAGGGTATCCAATCGCAGCTGCTGAGAAAGGAACATTATCTCGAAGGCCATTGGGAATTGGTATTATCAACCTCGCGTACTTCTTAGCAAAACGTGGATTAAAATATGACGAATCAGCATATGAGATTGTTGATGAATACGCTGAAGCATGGTCATATTATTTAATAAAAAGTTCAGCAAACCTTGCTGCTGAAAAAGGAAAATTGATATATAATACAGATACGAAATATTCTGATGGAATACTTCCTATCGACACTTATAAGAGAGCGATAGATAATCTTATAGTGCATAGAGAACGTTTGCCGTGGGAAGAGTTAAGAGAACAACTCAGAGAAACGGGAATTCGAAACTCTACACTAATGGCCTTAATGCCCGCTGAAACAAGCGCTCAGATAAGTAACAGTACGAATGGTATTGAACCACCAAGAGCATTGGTATCGTACAAACAGAGTAAAGATGGTGTAATGGCGCAAGTAGTGCCTGGATATCACCACCTTAAAAATAAGTATGACTTATTGTGGGATCAAAAATCTCCAGAAGGATACTTAGCAATATGTGGTATATTACAAAAGTATATAGACCAAGGTATCTCTGTAAACACATCTTATAATCCTGAACATTTTGAGGATCATAAGGTACCAATGTCAGTAATGATTACTGATCTAGTGACGGCATATAAGTATGGCCTCAAACAGTTATATTACTTTAATACCTTTGATGGTGCTGGTGAGATGACTGACGGTGAAACTCATCATGCATATGATGGTGAATTAGAAACTCATATTGAAGATGATGAAGATTGTGATTCATGCAAGATTTAAGAAAAAAAATAAATCAAAGAATGGACATACTTCAAGCTTGGATGGAAGTAGATTACCATCTTAGAAATCCAGATGTAGTATATGATCATACCTTAACAATAAGTAAATTTTGGTCAGTACTCTCAGAAGAAGATAAAGAATATATACAATGTGCACAAGATGCAATAGAAACAAAATCAAATATTTCATGGAAACCCGATGGCAGTACTAAAGAAAAATAAAAAATCTCACTTAGAACGAAATATGTTCTTTGATGATAGTGTTGACATCGCAAGATACGATCAAGTCAAATACCCACAATTAGAAAAGATTACTGATAAACAATTAGGATTTTTTTGGAGACCAGAGGAGGTAGACGTATCGAAAGATAAAAAAGATTTCGATAACTTAACGAATCATGAAAAACACATCTTCACATCTAATCTCAAAAGGCAAATACTTTTGGACTCTGTTCAAGGTCGGGCCCCGAACCTTGCTTTCCTTCCTATATGTTCGCTACCTGAAGTAGAAAACTGGATTGAGACTTGGTCATTCTTTGAAACAATTCATAGTAGATCATATACTCATATTATAAGAAACATATATCCTAATCCATCAGAAGTCTTTGATACAATGTTAAATGTCAAAGAAATCATGGATTGTGGAGATGACATAGCAAAATATTATGATGAACTTATTAATGATAATAACTATGCAACAAATAAAATGTCTCATAAGAAAACCTTATGGATGTCTCTACTTTCAGCTAATGCTCTTGAAGGAATAAGATTCTATGTATCTTTTGCATGTAGTTGGGCATTTGCTGAACTTAAGAAGATGGAAGGCAATGCAAAGATCATTAAGTTTATTGCAAGAGATGAAAATACTCATTTAGCTGGTACAACTGTAATGATACGTAATTTATTAAAAGAAGATAAAGATTTTGTTAAAATATCAAAACAAATGGAAACCGAAGCAGTTAATTTATTTGTAGATGTTATTGAACAAGAAAAAGCGTGGGCCACATATCTGTTTAAAGATGGTTCTATGATTGGATTAAACGAAGCAATATTACATAATTATATTGAATGGATAGGGTGTAAACGAATGAGAGCATTAGGTTTGCCGTGTCCTTATCATGTTCCACAAATGAATCCTTTACCTTGGACTGAAAAATGGATCTCAGGTGGAAATGTACAAGTTGCTCCACAAGAAACAGAAATCAGTTCTTATATAGTAGGTGGAGTTAAACAAGACGTAGATAAAAATACGTTAAGTGGATTAAGTTTATAAATAATTTTTAACGGAGAAATATATGGAAATAATAGTATTAATAGCATTACTTTGGGCATGGGATGGAAACCTTTGGGAAGAGGTTGATCCTGAACCAGAAGAGCCTGTAGTAGAACAATCAACACCAGTACCAGATAATGCAGTTGATGTTACACAAGTAACTCAAACAGCAGCAGTACTTACAGCAGTAGGACAAGCATTAAGTGGTACATCAACATCAACTCAAACAGAGGCCGAAATTGAAGCTCAAATTATTGAAGAGCTCGAAAATATGGATGTAACCACAACAACGGTACCTACTACAACAACGGGTACAGGTACATCAACATCAACTAGCACATCAACAGGAACATAATGGTAGAGATATACGGAAAAGATAATTGTCCTTTTTGCGATCAAGCAAAAGCTTTATGCGAAAAAGAGGATATGGAATACACATATAAACAATTAGGAATAGATTTTGGAAGAGAAGAAATGTTAGAAACATTTCCAGGTGCAAGAACCTTTCCACAAATTATTCTTGATGGAAATAAGATAGGCGGTTTCACAGAACTTAAAGCGTTGGTAGATTTAGAATTGTGATTTTAGAGTGCGAATATTGTTATTCACGCATAGTCATAAAACCTGATGATAGAGAAACACGAATAAACTTTTGTCCTCATTGTGGCGAACCAGCCGACGATGATTTGGATGAATTAGATTTTAATGACGAATAATTGGATATACCAAGGCAGAACATTTGAACCTCCTGAAGATTTTACTCCTGATGTGTGGTATGGTTTTGTATATTGTATAACAAATAGAGGCACTGCTAGGAAATACATTGGTAAAAAATTCTTTTGGAAAGCAAAGACGCTTCCTATTACAAAAACTCGTAAGAGACGCCAAAGGCTTAAAGTCGAATCCGATTGGCGTACATACTACGGTTCAAATAAACACTTACAACAAGATGTCGAAAATATGGGAGAGGACTTCTTTCATAGAGAGATTATACATCTCTGTAAATCGAAAGGCGAATGCTCATACCTTGAAACAAAAGAACAATTTGAAAGAGAAGTTCTCTTAAGCGAGAAATATTATAATGGCATAATTAATTGCAGAATTGGTGGAAATAGTGTGAAAAACTTGTTTACAAATGACTAAAAGTATGGTATAATAGATATATAATGGCAAAAATATTACAATTTCCTACAAAGGAAGAAAAAACAAAAAAAGAAGATTCAGACTTCTTAAACAAATTGAGCGATGAATGTGTTGATAGCTCTCATTTCTTATTAGAAGTCATGGAAGAGTTTATTACAACTGGTGAAGTTAATCAAGACTTTATGTCAATGGATTTCAGAGATGAAACAAAACAAGAGTCAAGAGATATGTTTGTTGTCGTAAACATGTTAAACGCAATGTTTAATCGTTGGTATGATATGCCACATGGATTGCATCAAACAATGGATAACGCATATATTCAAATTAAAGAAATGATTCTTTTAAATGAAAGTGCCAATCACCAACTTGCTGAATTTGTATTTGAACCTGAAGATGGCGATATAGAATTTACTTTTACACCCAAGGAACCAGAAGATAATGATACTGATTGATTATAGCCAAATAGCGCTATCAAATATAATTGTGCAAAAGCTCAATGATGAAAGCATGATAAGACATATGATACTTAATAGTATTCGTATGTACAATAAAAGATATAGAGAAGAATATGGACAACTTGTTATTTGTGCTGATGGCATGAATACATGGAGAAAAGAATTCTTTCCGGAATACAAAGCAGCTCGTAAAAAGAATAGAGATAATTCAAGTCAAGATTGGACTGAAATATTTAGAATCTTACATACTGTAAGAGATGAAATAAGAGACTATCTTCCATATAAAGTAATTCATTTAGAAGGCGTAGAAGCTGATGATATTATTGCTACATTAACTATGCAAACACAAGAGTTTGGACAAGCTGAACCAATCATGATTATATCGTCTGATAAAGACTTTATACAATTACAAAAATTTAATAATGTAAAGCAATTTAGTCCAATACAAAAGAAATTTGTAACAGATGCAAATCCACGAACATATCTTTTTAATCATATTATGAGAGGAGATACTGGCGATGGAATACCAAATGTTCTTTCAGCTGATGATACCTTTACTACAGAAAAAAGCCAAACGCCATTAAGACAAACAAGAATTGATGAATGGTTAGAAAATTCAGATAGCTTAAGAGAATCAATGGGCGATGATATATATCGTAATTACCAAAGAAATAAAAAGCTAATTGATCTAACGGATATTCCAGAAGATATCCAAAAAACTATTATAAATACTTTTAATAAACAAAATAAAACGCCTAATATGAAGGTGTTAAACT